CGAGGCGTGTGCGAAGGTGTGTGACGACTTAGAGCCTGACAACAGACATGAAGGAGCATGGATTGCAGGATGGTGCGACGGCACCAACGACTGCGCCGCCGCCATCCGCGCAAGGAGCAACCCATGACTACTAACGACATCATCCGCATGGCGCGGGAGGCTGGAATAGACGCAGAGTCCGACACCTTGTGCCGACATGGTGGCTGGGTCGAGCCAATTGAACGCTTTGCCGCTGCCGTGCGCGAGGAGTTCGCACTGGAGTGCATAGACCTTGTGGCTTTTTACGGAGGTCCAGTCGATCTTGAGGCCGCCATCCGCGCAAGAGGAGAAACGAAATGACCACACTACGAACCGCCGCACAGTTGGCGCTGGAGGCGTTGGAATACCACGTTGAACAGACGCGGCCCATCGACAAAACAGGCGAGGCTATCACCGCCCTCCGCGCCGCGCTGGAGCAGCCGGAGCAGGAGCCGGTGGCCGATGCTATGAAAATCGTAATTAAAGCCATGCAAGCCGACCCCGACTATGCGTGGTCGTGGCACTGCAACGTGGCGATGGCTTTTGTTGATGCGGGTGGCGATTCATACACAGCCAACCAAGGCGCGGCGCGGTTCATGCGGTTACTTGCAAACGTCGAACCAGCGCACAAACTTCCATCTCACCCACCCCGCCGCGAGTGGCGAGGGCTGACGGAGGAGGAGATTGACGCTGTTTGGGAGGACGCTCAAGTTTTCAACACGCATTACGACATTGCCCGCGCCATCGAGCAGGCGCTGAAGGAGAGGAACCATGAGTAGAGAGGTTTGCGGCATCTGCTGGATACCCTACGGAGACGATGGCAAGTGCGGCTGCCCTCCCTGCGCCACGCAGGACTGCATGCCTAGTAAGTGCCGAAACTGTGCCAGCTTTGAGGCCCAAAACACCGAGCAAGACCGTGTGTTAGTAGAGATGGAGCATGCGCTGAATGAGGCAGACGCCATCATGGAGGAGGTAGACGAGGAGACAGCCAGAGCATGGCGTAAACGTTGGGGCTATTTGTGGGGAGGAAGGTATGAGTAAACAACCCACAGCACTCTATCTTGCTCAAGTTTTACAAAGCGCCGACGAGCCTGTGTCTGATGCAGCCGCCGCCGAATTGCGCCGCCTGCACGCAGAGAACGAACGCCTGCACCAGATCAACCAAGCGTACGAGATGAAGCTGTCTGTGCGTGGGTATGAGATGCAGATTGAGGATTTGAAGGCAGCGCTAAAGAAACGCAACACATGACCAGAGACGACCTTGTCCTGCTAGCACACAAAGCCGACTGCCTAGACCCTCAGCAATATGGTGGAGAATGGATGGATAAGCTGCTGGAGTTTGCCAAGCTTGTCCGTGCCTATCAACGACAGCATGTCACATATGTCTGCCCCATCTGTGCAGGGTCGCTGATGGAAGAGGAGAAAGAATGAAATTTAGCACTGTAGAAATCCGCCCTAGAACAACGACGGGTGAATGGCAAGTGATGTTTTCCGACTTGGAAGGAGACAGACACAATGAAGACTTCGGTCCACATGGATTAGGCTTCTATCATTACCCTCGTCGAATGGGTAAAAAGAAAGCTTTTGAAACTCTACGAAATCATCTAATTTCAGAGCATGCGAAAGAAATAGAAGCTTTTACAAAAAGTATGGATAAGCTTAAAAAGCTGGAGAATTGTTATGAATCGTGATGTCTGTGAGCATTTCAATCCTATTGATCTTCCATGCAATAAATGCGCTGATGTAAAAAAAATGAGTAACAACACAGGTGGTCCAGCATTTCCAACTGGCACAGCTTTTCAAGGCATGACCCTTCGCGACTACTTCGCTGCTAAGGCGATGCAGGGGTTGTGTGCCAATGGCAACACGAAAGCGGCTGAGATTGTCCAAGCGGCATACATCGTGGCCGACATGATGCTGAAAGAGAGGAAGAAATAATGAGCTTCGTTAAAACGCACATTCCCTGCAGCAAATGTGGAAGCAGCGATGCAGCCTCGATGAACGACGATGGCTCTGTCTATTGCTTCTCATGTTCCTCCCTCACCCCTTCACAGGAAGCTGACGAAGGCTTTGTCAAGTTTCTAGAGAAGGTGAAACCTAAGTCGAAAGGAAATATGGAAAAGCTTCATAAGCTATTTAATGACAACGAGTCTGCACCTGTTGCTGACAGACGTCTCACACGAGCTACGTTGGAGCGCTATGGTGTTGTCAAAGACGACGACAATTTCTATTTTCCCTACTACGATGTTGATGGCTCTCTCGTTGCATCGAAGGTGAGGAACATTGCTGAGAAGAAGTTTCACAGCGAAGGAGAATGGGGCAAAGCTGTGCTGTTTGGACAGCAGCTATACAGCAGCGCTGGTAAATATGTCACCATCACTGAAGGGGAATTTGATGCGTTAGCAGCCTTCCAAGCCACTGGCAGCAAATGGCCCTGTGTCAGCATCAAGAATGGTGCTGCCAATGCGCTCAAAGACTGCAAAGCTGCCTATGAATGGCTAAACAGCTTCGACACCATTGTCATTTGCTTTGACAATGACGAGCCGGGTAAGAAGGCTGCGAAGGAAGTGGCTGAACTTTTTGGCAACAAAGCCAAGGTGTTCAAGCACGACCCAGAGATGAAGGACGCTTGTGACTACACAGCAGGCAACAAAGAGGCGTTGTTTGTTCAGCGCTGGTGGGCTGCTGAAGCCTTTGTTCCTGATGGCATTGTTGCTGGTAACACTCTGTGGGATTTGGTGTCAACACCGCCAGAGCCTGCACAATGTATGTATCCTTGGGACGGGCTCAATGCGTTGACGTATGGCATCAGGCATGGAGAGCTTGTCACCATCACTGCTGGTAGTGGCTTAGGGAAGAGCCAACTTCTCAGAGAAATTGTGTGGCATCTGCTAGGGAATACTAACGACAACATTGGGCTGATGTTTATGGAGGAAGGGATTCGTAAAACGGGTCTGTCATTCATGTCATTAGCTGCCAACAAACCGCTTCATCTTCCAGACACTGAAAGCAATGAAGAGGAGCGTAAAGATGCCTTTGAACGCACGTTAGGCACTGGTAGGCTCTATCTATTCAATCACTTTGGTTCCAACAGCATCGACACCATCATCAACCGTGTTCGATACATGGCTAAGGCTCTAAACTGCAAGTACATTGCCCTAGACCACATCTCTCTGATTGTCTCTTCTCAGGAGAACGGAGACGAGCGGAAGGCCATTGATGAGTTGATGACAAAGTTACGAATGGTTGTTCAAGAGACAAGCATTTCTTTGTTTGCCATATCACACTTGAAGCGTCCTGACAGCGGTAGAGGACATGAAGAAGGAGCTATGACAAGCCTTGCACAACTTCGCGGAAGTGGTAGCATTGCTCAACTCAGCGACATGGTGCTGGGGCTGGAGCGTAATGGACAAGCCGAAGACTTGAATGAGCGCAACACCACACGAGTTAGGGTTATGAAGAATAGATACAACGGCGACTGTGGGCCAGCCTGCTGTTTGCTTTACAACAAACACACCGGACGTATGCTGGAAGTGGAAGACATTGAGGAAGATGATAATGTCTTATAAACAGACTTGACAAAATCTGTTTTCTAAGTATAACGAAGGGCATAGGAGGTTTCTATGCCCAGAACCAAAGAAAAAGCTAGACAATACAATCAAACGTATTACGAAAAAAACAAAGAAAAGTTGAAGCAGCAAGCCAATGATTACTATGCTAAAAACAAAGAGAATGTACTGGAAACTGTACATAAATACAGAGAAAAAAATAGATTAATCATTAGAGAAAAAGGTAAAGAATACAACAGAAGACCGGGAAAGCGTGAACTTAGAATGCTAAATGCTGCAAGACAACGAGCTAAAGTTAGAAATCTAGAATTCAATATAACAATTGAAGACATTATCATTCCTGATAAATGTCCTTTGCTTGAAATTGATCTAAGACAAACTGATGGAACGAAAAGTGCTTGTAAAAGCAATTCACCAAGTCTTGACAGAATTGATTCGTCTAAAGGTTACATAAAGGGAAATGTTTGGGTTATTTCTCACAAAGCAAACACCATGAAAAGCAACGCTACTTTAGAAGAATTCTTGTTACTGGCCTCAAACTGGAAAAATTTTCATGAATTAGAACAGAAGGAAAATAACGTATGAACTTATTCATAGAGAAGCTGGCAAGCGAAACTGACAAGTGGTGTGAACAACATTGTCCTAATTCATCATATTATGATGTTTTGTGGAAAACAAAGTTTGCTGAACTAGTTGCTAAACAATGTGCTGACATTGCTGCTGTCAATTTAGAAGATCCCAGCAAAGCCATCCTTACTCTTTCTGGAGTGAAAGAATGAAAGTTGACATTGGCTATCCCGAAGAGGGACAACCACAGCGAATCGAAGTAGTCATTGACAACTACGACACATGGAGCACCGATCACACGCTGGCGAACATCATCGTCCCTCTGCTGGAGCGTGTGAAGCTAGATAAGCAAGGCGCTCCCAATGTAGACGATGAAGATGTGCCAGAGGCTCTTCGCAGCGCTGTGGCACCAGCAGAACATCCAGAGAATGGAGACATCGATGGCAATTGGTTTCTTCGTTGGGACTACGTCTTAGATGAAATGCTGTGGGCAATGCGTGAAATTGCTAACAACAAGCCTACAGAGGAAGTTTTTTACAAAGACATGCACGACTTCATTAGTTCTGCTGAAGGCAATGTCTCCATCAAAGACATCATGAACAATACGCAGTTTGATGAAGAAGGCTACACAAAATATCAAGACAGAATTCAACGAGGCTGTGTTCTTTTCGGGAAGTATTTCCAATGTCTCTGGACGTAAGAGAAGCCTATCGCACAGGCTACGAAGAAGCGGTCACACACATCATCCTCTATCTGCTAGCTATGCAGGAAGACGCAGGAGATAGGCACAATTACTATCTATATGCTGCACAGCGTATCGAAGAGGAAGTGTCTGGCTATCTATCAACAATGTCGATGGATGAACACTGATGGAAATACCTAAACATCTCTGTGACGAAATTGCTCTAGAGAGCATGATAGAGAGCTATTTTGGATTGAAGAGAGATCTAGAAAATGATAGATGGCCTATCTTTGTCAGAGATAAACAAGAAGACAAAGCTCTCATTCAAGCTTATCTAGATGCTTTCAAAATGGTGATAGGCTATTACGGCGGTAAAGTAGAATGATATTCTTAGACATCGAAACCAATCTCAAGCACGACAAGATTTGGCTGTGTGTCACAAAGAAAGAAGAAGAAACAAAGGTATGGCGTAGTGCTGATGGTCTTCAGAGCTATCTAGATGGCAACACTGTCTGTGCTCACAATGGCATAGGCTTTGACTTCCCTGTGCTGGAGCGTGTGTGGGGTGTTGCTGTCTCTGACATCAGAGATACGCTTATTCTGTCTCGCCTCTACAACCCAGAGCTACCAGCGCCTGACGAAGATCCAAAGGCAGGACGTCATTCGCTGAAGGCTTGGGGAATCCGTCTTGGCAACTACAAAGAAGAAGCTGTAGACTTTGATGCTGGCTGGTCGCAGGAGATGGAAAACTATTGCATTCAGGATGTGAAGCTGTTAGAGCATCTATACAGCCATCTGACATCTGAGATGGAAGCAATGAAGTTCTCACAGAAGAGCATAAATCTCGAGCACCAAGTGGCAGTGATATGCCAAAGGATGGAAGACAATGGCTACCCGCTCGATATTCCGAAAGCTCAAGCTTTGTTGGCTACACTTTCAGGTCGCATGGCTGACATTGAGAATAGCTTACAGGAAGTATTCCCTCCTACGTATGAAGAAACGAAGACACCAGAGTATTGGGAAGTAGTTGCTGATAATTGGAAAGAATACAGAGCAGACACCAAAACAGGCTTACTAGAGGCTTTGAAGGAAGCGGGCGTTGACAAGCCTAACAAGCTCATCAAGGAAGCCATTGCTGGGCCTATGAAGGTGAAGGTGCATCCGTTCAATCCCGGCAGCAGGCAACAAATTGCTGAGCGTCTGCAGAGCCTTGGTGTCACCTTGACAGAGACAACGGAGAAGGGACAACTCATCGTCAATGAAGATGTGCTGTCCTCCATTGACAAACCAGAGGCTAAGCTGCTCAATGAATATCTGATGGTGCAGAAACGTGTAGCACAGATATCTAGCTGGCTAGACGAGGTGAAGGACGATGGCAAAGTGCATGGCTCCATCATCACCTGTGGTGCTGTCACTGGTAGAGCTACACATCAGCGGCCTAACATGGCTCAGGTGCCTAACATTTCATCGCCCTATGGTAAAGAATGTAGAGAGGTGTGGAATGCTGGCAAAGGACGTAAGCAAGTTGGTGTTGACCTCAGCGGCATTGAGCTACGTTGTCTTGCTCACTATCTGAATGATGCTGGCTGGACAGAGGAATTGCTGAAGGGTGATGTGCATTGGATGAATGCTCAGAGCTTTGGCTTAGTCGCTAAAGGCACGGTGAAGGATGACAACAATCCTGAGCATAAGAAAGCCCGCAATCTCTCCAAGGGCTTGGTGTATGCCACAAGCTATGGCGCAGGGCCTGCTAAAATTGCAACGATGGCGAATGTTTCTGAACGTAAAGCAAAGCTGATGATTGACACGTTCATTGAAACAACACCGGGTCTTTCAAAACTAAAACAAAAAATTTCAAAGTTTGTGAAAGTAGGACATCTTCCGGGTCTCGATGGTAGGCGTGTTAGAGTGCGCTCAGAGCATGCAGCTTTGAACACTCTGTTACAATCTGCTGGAGCAATCATTGCAAAACAATGGTTAGTTGAAGCGGATCGTCTGATAAAAGAAAAAGGTTTGGACGCTAATCTCATGGCGTGGGTGCATGATGAATTGCAATTTAGTGTTTCACCAGAACACGCAGATGCTGTAGCAAAAACTGTAGAAGAAGCAGCGGCGCTGGCCGGAAGCGTACTAAACTTTCGCTGTCCAGTTGGCGCTGAAGGTAAATCAGGGGCCAACTGGTACGAATGTCATTAAAACTTGACTTGAAGCTTTATTTATGGTATAATAGTGGTACAGGAGGTACTACTATGTACATTGCATCAAGTGCACGACAAGACAAAATGACAGCAGAACCAAAAAAATATCCACAAGGTTATTTCAAAGATAAAAAATGCAGATGGTGTTCTTCGGTCTTTCAGCCTAAGGCACCAAGTCACCACTATTGTTCTCAACACTGTGCTGAAGATGCCGCGTCTGAAAAATATTTGTGGCTCACTTACAAAATTTCTTTGAAAGATTATTTAGATCTATATGAGAAACAAAATAAAGAGTGTTCAATCTGCTCCAGTAAAGGTTTCAAAATGCAAGCGCATCACAAACTTTTACTTGTTGTCGATCACTGCCATCAGACAGGACGAGTCAGAGGACTACTGTGTCACAATTGCAACAGGGGCTTAGGCCTTTTTCAAGATAATTCCGCTTTTCTGTTACATGCCGCAGCCTATGTGACATCTTCTGAACAAGTTGTGCCATCGAGAAGTCTTGACGAGGTCAACATTAAATGGCACAATCCCGAAAAAC